TTCACCCACCTTTTAAGCTCGGCAAACAAAGCGTCATACAGTTGGGCAGAAGTAGGGGCAGTCACCACGACTTTGACGGGATACCTGGTCAACAAGAACCAAAGCATTGCCCAAGAAGCGGTGGTTGACTTGCCTACTCCATGACCAGACCTGATTGAGATCTTTCGCTCACCAGAGGCCACAGCGTTCAGAAAGTCTTGTTGCCAATCATCAGGCTCCACTCCTAGAACCTCTTTAACAAACAGAACAGGGTCATTCCTGTAGAGAGTTATGAACTGGATAAACGGGTTATGTGCCATTGTTTTCCAGTATTACATCAGCCTTACCCATGTGCTTTAGTGCTTGGAGGTGTAGATCACCTAAAGAAATATTGACTTGGGTCTTAGCGGTATCTCCATAGTTCTCAGGGTCAAGCTTAGAGGCCATCCACTTACGGGTATCTACTTGGAGTCTGGCTTTGTTAACTCCACTATTACTTGTCTCATCTGCTTGGTCAGCAATGTCTAAAGCCTCTTCTGCCAGTTTCTCAGCCTTTAGCTTACGGGCAGCGAGTACCGCATCTCTACGCTCATCAGTATGGTTTATCCAAAAAGAAAGCATGGGCCTAGAACACTCTATGAACTCTGCCAAGCGTCCTATGGTCATTCCCTGAGAGATATGTGCGGTAACGAACTCTATCCCCCCAAGCTCTTCTATCTTCTTCTCCAACGCTCTCCTCATAGGAAATCCTGCCATATCTTCTCCTTGATTTAATGGATACAAATTCTAAACTATAAAAAAATTTTTTGAAGGGTTCTTTTGTAGTTTAGGGGAGGGGGTAGGGGGGTCTATAGCATAAGTGTTATATCGATATGTGTTTATGTCCCCTGCCACAGCACCCCCTACTTTTACTCAAGGGGGGGGTAAACCCTACCCTTACGTACTAACCCTTAAGGGTAAACCCCTAGGTAGAAACCCTATGAGGGTAAACCCTAAGTCTAAATGAGAATGATTCGCATTCGTATTTGTCTCATAGGTGTGTAGAGATTGATTGTGTCGGTGTCTAAAAGGTTTCTCTATCAATGTTTTAAATGTAGGTCTATCAATGCTTACGTTATCCGTTCCCCTTATGTTCCTTGTGTATTCCCCTTTACTATCCCTTACATGAAAGGATGCCAATGGAATGGGTTGACCCTTTCTTTTCTTTTCTAATTGTAGCTACAAATTCAAACTGAATACTCAGGTTCTAAGGGTTTCTACTAATAGGGTTTTGGAGGGGTCAATAGAATCAACAACTTGCGAGAGTTGGCACGATTCTTTTATGCTATATATGTGAAGGGGTAGATTTTTAGCCCCTTCTTTCCTTAACTCTTAAAAGGTGTAAACAATGAAAAATGAATTCTTGGACTATTTAACGGCCATTGCTTTGGGTCTTATGCTTTGCATAGGGTTGCTAGAATGGTTTGACATACTCACAAAATAATTCTTTTCTTTTTAAAATAGGCGTACAAAAATGCAAGCAATACACACGAAATATATACCCGCTTCAAATGTTAAAGGCTCACGAATCAAAGCCATATCCGATAGCAAATTGAGCGTGACCATTTCCTACCCTCACGAATTCTCAGGCCACCTGGTTCACTTTCAAGCTGTAAAAGCTTTAGTTGCCAAGCATAAGCTCACATGGAAAATTGACGAAATGTGCCATGGCGGTTCAAGTGATGGCAAAGGCTACACATTTGTTTTTTGTGATTCAAAGGTCTAAATATGTCCAAATACATAATTACTCACGGCTCCATTGCTGCCGTTCAATATGTCACCTTACCCGATGGGCAAAAGGTAATTGTGACCGATGCAAGGGATGGCTCAGAGATCGAATTGCCAAAACTACCCATAGAGGTTCAAGCTGCCGTCAATCGTCAATTTGAAGCTATCTTTGCACTTCCATACGATAACCGCCAAGGTTTTATTGATAACTCTATTTCTTTTGAAGTAGAGGTGACAGAATGAAATATGAAGATCAATTATTAGCCTGTTTATTTATTGGTGAAACTGTAACAACCATAAAAGAAAAATTAGGGCTATCTGTTAATGAAATAAATAATTCATTAATTAATACTGATTTAGTTGTTTGTCCTAATTGCTTAATAATTCAAAGCATTAACGGGTTAATTGGTGATTTAACAAACAATTGCCCAATTTGTAACTTTAAAGTTTTGAAAGATTCAAAATGACTTATTACGATTACGAATTCAAACGATTAAATAATGTTGCTGCTGATTTAAAAATCATAAATGAATCAGGCCAAACCAGATGGATGACTATTACACCTGACCAAATCAAGGCAATTTTAGAAATATTAAACAAAGGCACAAAATGACTACTAGAAAACTCAAAGATAAACGACACCCCAAGATCATCAATGAATTTATGGTTTATGAGGGCATCAACGATATAAACAGCGTTTTTGGCGCTTTAACTGTGCTTGACGCATACATCCAGGGCGATAAGTTCCAAAAATACGCTGCAAGTATGGCAATCGATAGCATTCGATCTACTTTATGCGCTGGAACGGGAATAATTGAAGAATGGCTGCAAATTGAGGATGAGGTGAAACCATGAAAATAGGTTCTGTGATTGCATACGAAGGTGGCATGGGTGACATTTACTATGCCGAGGTTATCGACTCAGGCTATACCTTTTGGAATGGCGAAAAGGGCTTAACATTTATACCATTCGGTGAAATAGCGCCACAATGTTGTTTTGAATCAGACGTTTGGTTATTGGCTGACAGTCTCTAAGCCCTTCTAAAAATTCCCTGACGTAAAAATCAGGGTTTTTTTGAAAGTGTTTGTGAAGTGAGTGCTTACTTTATAAAGATCAATTTAAACGGCCTACAATGCGTTTTTATTATTCAAGCATAGTAGCCTTGCACTAAGCAAGAAAACGGCTTAAAACGGGTTTTAATGGCTTTCTAGGTGCATCGTTGCAAAGTGTTTCCCGTAATGGTTTAACTTGAGGTGAAGTGAGTGCCAACTTACATGATTTTGTGAAGTGAGTCCTAACTAACAACAATCTAAGCGTAAACCCTAAAAATATGGGCTATACAAAAAAGTGGCATTTACTTTTTAGAAAGTCGATTTAACCAATTTTTAGAAGTTCAAAGTTTTTGAAAGTTTGGAAATTAGAAAGCATTATTATTTTCAGACGGGGTATCAAATAATCGTCTAATCGTATTATTAAGTGCGTCAATCTCATCCATCTTTTTAATATGCCACATTCTTTTTTGACCATGCCATCCCAGAATAGAATTAGTATGGCAGTCTTGACATAATGCTATGCAGGTATATTGAAGACCTTGTTTGTAGTGGTGAGCTTCTGAAGGTCCTGCCTTATCACAAACTGAACAGGGAAGCATCTTCACCCTTGCTAGGTGGAATCTTTCCTTGTTGTTCAGCTTGTTGTTCATTGGGTTGCCCTGACTCTGTTGTTTGGTCTTGGATCTAATCCAAGTGCTTGCCGATCAGTCCATCCATGCTTTTTAACTCTAGCCCAAATGGTCTGCATCTTTATTGGGAAACGTCTTGCAGCTTCGGCTAAATGTATTTTTTCATCGCCAGTATCCAAAAACATATTGTTCGTTTTGTTTTTAGCTTGCTCCATCATTGTCGCCCATCGGCAATTGCTTGGCTCATAATTTCCATAGACATCTATTCTGTCTAATGTCATGCCTTTATCTGGTGGTCCCATATCTTTGTAAAAATTCTCAAATGACTCCCACTCATCGCAAATCTTTATGCCTTTGCTACCATAGTACTTATATTTCCACGCATTAGTACTTTTACATCTATCTCTCATTCGGAGCCATGCTTTGTAAGCTGGAGTTCTTGTTTGTGGACTACCACTTTGACCATGAGTCTTTTTCATATCGCACCTCGTTATTGGTGGAAGCGTTACTGGAAGATACTGACAGGGCGGTAACGAATCGCCTTTTCCTCCGCTAAAAGTAGTCAGTATCTAATTTTAACTTAAATTTCTAATCTCAGCACGTTTTGTGTATTCGTTAACTTTCCAAACCTCGATCCTTGCTTGGGCAGCGGTCATTAGCCACCGATACTTCTCTTCTTTTTCCACGGCAGCTCTTATGCCCTCCAACACTTCAATGTATTCTTCATGGGCATAGGCAAAGGTTTCTTGTTTACCCAGAACTTCCGTCCCTGCCTGGCTCATCAGGTGAGCCTTCTTGGACTTGCGGAACTCCTCCAAGTACAGGCGCTCTGACTTCGCTTGGGCGTACAAGGGTGCGGTGTCGATCAAATACTGAATTGCTTTGTCGGGGCTGCTCTCCATGAATTAATCTCCAATGCTTCTCTGCTAAACGTCTTATTCCTTCTGACAAGGAACCATTCCCTGCCAAGGTCAATGCTTGCTCATGGATAGGCGCTACCCTTGCTCGGATAGTCCTACCTTGTTCGCTGATCTTCTTGCGACCAGCGCCTTTTCTTAAACCGCCACGTTGTTTCATGGCTTGAATTATAGCTACAAAATCAATTCTTTATGGCTTTTAGTACAAACCTGATGTCATCATCCTCTTCTTGGAAGACAGTTTTAAAGTCTGCTTTGTAGATATTCCTGAAGTCGGACATGGGCGTTCTGCCTACCTGCCTCTTGTACTCATCTTGGGACAAGAACACCAACTGCTCAAGCTGCATGATTCGTGTATGGCTTGGATCACCATAAGCCCAGACTGAACTTCTGGATGGACAAGTCGCAAGGAAATGACCATTTGGCTTGAGAAGTCTCCAGAATTCTGAGAACTGAGCAAAGAATAGTTTGTAGTCACCCTGTTGACCAAGATGCTCTAGCACCTGATAAGCATGGATTTCATCAAACTCGTTGTCTTTGAAGGGCAAAGGCAGACTCATCAAGTCCCAATAAACGTCAGGATTGTGGTCAGCGTTGTAATCTAAGGTGGTTAAGTTATCAAAGGTTGGTGTTCCATCTACTGCCATTTTCTTTGTGTGGTTAGATCCACACCCAATTAAAAGCTCTTTTTTCATAATCAATTCATCAGACATCATAGTTATGTTCGTACAACTCTATGCACCTAAACAAAGCATAGTAAACAAGACGGCAATCACCATTCTGTTCAAACGTATTAATTGCCAAGTTTTTCCAAACT